CACAACTGTTTGACCATTGAGATACTTAACACAAATTGCGGTGATGGGTTCGTTTGCTTGATATGGATCAGGAAATCCATTCTCAGAACCAACTTCAATGTCTATGACTGCAATAGATAGGTCTTCAATCTTCCAGTCAACCATACCTTTTTGTTCATCAGCAATAAACGCATAGGCATAACTGTTGTTACCATAAATTCTAAAATTTTCAACACCTTCATAACGGTTGACGAAATCTCTAGCCTCACGGATAGATTCAAACTTCATTGGCTCAAGATACTCACCATCAAGTGTATTGAACTTGGTCTGTTTTTTGGAAGGCAAAAACAAAGTCGGCGTGTAAGCAATTTTGTACTTAACACGCCGCCCATCTTTTACACCACGATAAAGAATATTGTTGCCAACAGAGGCAACATTTGTATAATAATTCATTCAATCATTGTCTGCGAGAATCGTATGATTCGTTTTGAAGGTCACGAGCTTTATTGTCATAATGTTTAATTTCTATTATTGAATCTGTTAATTGTTTATTGGCAAAATCTGTTGCTTCTCTTAAAGTTTCAAATTCTTGAAAAGCAACACCACTTGTACCATTAAGTAAAAAAGAAACTCTATACACGAATTCTTTCTCCTGCAGGTAAGACACCGATAGTTATCCATCGTTTAGGGAAAAGCATTTCTCTTCCACGATAGTCATTCATATCAGCCGATGGGTCTTGCATCCAACCAAGAACCTCGACCATATTATCATATTGCCTTAGATAGAGGTCATATCTGTCTGCTCTAGGCAAACGATATTCAATAGCGACTCTTTTAGCAATTTCACGAATGTTCATATTTTCTCTCTTTAATAACATAATAAAATCATTGTAACATAAATCTTGTTAGTGTGCAAGCTTTATGTTAGATTTTTACCTAACTCTGATTGATAGGTTCGTTGCCTCAATTCAGAAGAACTAAATCGGTGCGAGCGAGAGTTAAACCAAATTTTAATACCACGGTCTTCACAGATTTGTTTGCCTGTAAAATCTTTGTCTTTATATTCTTCACCAATAATGCGAACACTAATAGGCAAGAACATTAACATATCTTCAAGGTCTTTTTCGGTGTTGTAAACAATGATTTCGTCTACAAATTTAACCGCAGAGAGTTGGACATATCGTTCAACAATAGATTGAACTGGTTTGTTTTTAGTGCCTGGTCTATCAACAGTTGGGTCACTTTGAACACCAACAATCAAATAATCACAGATTTGTTTACATTCAGCCAACATAAGAATGTGGCCTGCATGAAGTAAATCAAAAGTTGAACAGGTAAAGCCTACTGGTTTACCCATCATAGTATCTGGCATAACTAACATAATTAATTCACTCCTACGCCATTTTCAAACCCACGATGAAAATCTAATGCATCAGCTTCTGCATCTTCAACTTCATCATATGGATTATAAAATTTTTCATCAGATAATGCTAAACAATATCCCTGTACAAAGGGTGCCTGTTCATACACAACAATTTTGTTTTTCTTTTTAACCATAATTTATTCCTTAAATAATTCAGGATTTTTAGTAATATTTTTCAAATGTACTGCACCATCTACCATGGATATACTTAGTACATCATCAACTTTCCATCCAAGGTCTTGTATCATTTCTTCCGAGAATTGTAATATTGCATCACCATTCTCACAAACCTCAACAACCTGTGCGCTATATTTTTCCAATTTTTACTCCTGCATCAAGTAGTTTCTTTTTCATTACCACGTTTCTTGTTCTTTTCAAAAACTTGTGAGCCCATTAGTTGAGCATTAATCATCATGTTTTTAAATGCATGACGTTCAATAGGGTCAACAATAGTTGCCATAGTTCGTTTCGTTTGTTTAGAAATGCGGAAGTTTTTATCTCTTTTTAACATGATTTAATTATACACCAAAATAATAAAGTTGTGAGGCAAAAATGGGGTCATTGCGACCCCATTCGTTAAGAAACTTCTTTTAGAAGTTGTTGTTTATTGAAATTTAGTTCTTTACTAAATTCAATTTTTCTTGGTTTCTTATGTTCTGGAATTATATTTTCCAAAGCAATTCTAAGAATACCATCTTTGAATTGGGCACCACGAACCTCAATACTTTCACTCAATCTAATTGACTTGGTAAAAGAACGAGTAGCAATGCCACGATACAAATAGTCCACTTCAGTTTGGTCTTTCTTTTCACCCTTGACGATTAATGTACCGTCATGGATTTCAACATCGACCTCATCTTGGCCAAAACCAGCAACTGCCATTTCAACGACATACTTGTTGTCATCTAGTTTGATAATGTTGTGAGGTGGAAAAGATGTGTTTCTTGTTGGTGCAGTACCATCAACGAGTCTTTCGAGTTCGTTGAAGATATTATCGAATCCAACAAATTGTGGATATAATGCTGTAAAGCGTGTCATAGTTTTCTCCTATTAAGCGAGTTAATGAAATGTGACCCCGAAGGCGTCACGGTTTTATTTAGTCAAAGACTTCAATAATCTTGAGGTTTTTTACCAATATTATATTTGGTAATCAGTTGCCAATCATTTTTTTCTTTGAACGAAATAATCTTTACTTGATGTAACGGTGCAATGTTATCTTTCATAAGTTCTTTATTTAAGATTGTAACAAGGCCCCATTCTTCTAACAAATTTGCAATTGCGTTTCTTCTTTGTATATCGTTCTCTGAAATGTTTGATGGTTTTCCATCAAGTGCAAACAGTTCTTTAAAATGTGTTATATAATATTTACCTTGTTTGTGTAATATATGACACGACTGATAAAGAACCTTTTCTTTCCTAGAAGATACTCCTATCCGTGTTAGAGTTTCACGAACCTTCAAAAAATCATCCTGTTCATTGAGAGTGACCTCAATGAATTTGGCCAAATCAACCATATCATTTCCTTAATCCACCTGTATCGGTTTGTTCTTTTAATTGTTGGATTTGTTCATTACTAAGGAGGCGCATGGCTTCACGAGCTTTTTCATTGGACAGGCCGAAAACTTGCTTGATACATTCTAAATCTTCACTTTTTTCAGACTTAACCCACTTAGCAAAAGGTCTTTTCTGTGACCTAATGGTATTTAGAAGAAAATCATATTGTAACTTTTTGTCAGTTAAGTGTCTACGATTCATTTCATTGGCATAAAGGATACAGTCTTTATGGTAGGATAGAGTTCTATTAACTAGAAATGGTTGATATTCTTTCTCTGTCAATTCATCTACAATTAGATTCTTTTTGTTTTGAAGAATCGAGTTCACATAGTCAAATGGATTACTCATGTTAACATCCTAAACAATCCGATTGTGTCAATTGTAGTTAACAAGACATAGTTAGCCAACATGCCAAATGATTTCCGAGTATAAGCAGCCCAAGCATACATGGCACAACCAGAGATCCACACAGGATAAAGAACCAAGAGTGGAGGGTTCGGGACTGTGGCTGCCATAGTAATACTGCAACCAATAGAAATAGCCCAAGCGAACAACTCAATAACAAAACGAGAGCGATTAGAAGTCCAGTCATCTTTAATCCATTGAAAGGTTGGTCGAAATAAATCTAATATCATAGAAACTCACATTCAACCATTAGTTCGGTCAGACATGCGACAAGGTTGATTTCAGTATCAGCAACAAAGGCGTTCTTGTATTGATAGTCAGCAATAATCACAACTGCTTGTGGAATAGATTGTGGCTTCATAACATCATATAAAGAATCATACAACTGACGGAACATTGTATTAGTATCTAAATCAGTAGATGCAACCCACTTACGAATTGCAGTAAAGTCTTTATCTTTGATATGTTTAGTAATCTCACTTATCTGAACATTACCAATCTGTGCAAGAACACCAGTATCAATCTTTCCAAACTGTGAGTATCGTTGTAGTTCATTTAGAATACGGCGATTGTCTGGGAAATGTTTCTTAATTAATTCTACAATTACCTTGTCATCATACTCAACTTTTTCACTTTGCAAAATCGTTTGAATTCTCTTAAAGAACCCAGTAGCCATCTTGGCTTTCTCACCGTTCTTTAATGCAAAGTCAATAACTGCACAACGAGAGTGCAATGGTTCAATGATACGAGTTTTGTAATTACAAGTAAAGATGAATGAACAGTTGACTGCAAATTCTTCAATTGCATTACGCAAAGCAGGTTGAGTGGAGTTTGGATTTAGATAATCAGCCTCATCAATGATGATGACCTTACGACCACCAGACAACGACATAGATGCAGCATAGTTTTTAATCTTGATACGAAAGGTATCGATACCAGATTCATCAGAACCGTTAATGACCATGAAGTCACATCCGATTTCATTACACATAGCCTTGGCAACTGTAGTTTTACCAACGCCTGCACCACCACTTAACAATAGATTGGGAATATTCTGTTGATTAACATATTCCTGAAATGGGTGTTTCAACCGTTCAGGTAGAATACAATCTTCAATTGTCTGAGGACGGTACTTCTCTGTCCACAATAAATGTTCCATAATAAACTCTCATAATAAAAAAATAATTATAACATGGGCCGAAGCCCATGTCAAGGTCACTTCAAGTAAATATACTTATCTTCACCGTTCAAAATATCTTGCGGTAAAGCACCCATAACTTCCCATGGGAATTTTTTGTGTTCAGAATAATATTCAAAAACACTTAGAAAACTTTGTTCCAAATCATGTATTGATTCGAGCATACGTTTTCTTTTATGTGCAGCTGAAGGCAAATCATCAGTCAATCGTTTTGTGTGTATAGTAAAATATGATTCTTTTCCTTCTTTGTGATATTTCTTCACAGCATTCATCAGAATTTCATATTCATATCCTTCAAGGATAGACCAACCAACTTTATTTCTAATAAAATCGTAATTGCCAGAAGAAACTAAATCAGTATTTTTATCTAAAAACTCTTTAACATCAATTGGTGTGTATGTTTGATAATCTGTATAAACATTGAAACCATTGTTTTTCAATTTTCTCAAAGTGTCTCTTACAATTTTTTGCCTTGTTTGAAAATGCATATATGTACAGACACTATCAACATAATTTACAATACTATTTTCATCAGGATAAACCAATTTTGATTTGTGTGATATCAATCGTAAGATTGTATTAGTAACATCATCATGGCTTGAACCTAATTTGGGAATGTCATTATTTTCTTTTAATTGAAATGTTCTGATTGAATCTTCATATCCATATTCTTTATTGGAAGGAATTTCATAGATGTCAAAAACCCATTGTGTATAACCTATGTTTTTCATTGCTTCAAAACTGTGATTACCAGTAACGAGTTCGTATTTTTTTATTTCACCATCTTCAATCCTTGCCTTTTCTATTACAGTAGGAGGCATTTGACTATAATCAATTCCTTGTGCGAAAGAAATTTCTAGTCTTTGAATGTGTGGAATATTTTTGTGTGTTCGTACTTTATTTCCGTCACCACTTTTTAAAGATGGTACATAAATTTCAGAGAACGGTATGACTAAACGGTCCTTTTTACGCACACCTGGCGATTTAAGTTCCGTGAACGTGACCAAGCTTGGGTCGATTGACTTTGTATCAAACATTTTGTTTCCTTAAATTTTAACAAGAACAGGAAGAAAAACTCTAACCTACGAACTTGTTTAGTTGATAATGCGAGATAAATTAATATCTCATAGGTATTTAGTTAAATTTTAAGACTCAATAGCAACTCTGTGCCATTCATCACCGATTTTCATCCATAAACGATTGTCTTTACCGACAGTCATCGAGACTCGGTGTGTAACTTGTTCATTCCAACCATTGACATACATTACATGTTGACCCATAGTTGGTTCTGGTGCTTTAGGTTTCTCACCATATGCACCTGTAAATTGAATCGATGTTGCTTCTTTTGGTGGTGCAAGATGGCTAATGTCTTTGTGTTCATTAGCCATTTCTTTCACCTGCCTGTAAGAGGCAGCACCAACAGCAAAGGCACCAATGATGCCTGCACCTCTTAGAAAATTACGCCTCTGTTCCATTTTTAAGTTCCTCAATACGATGTTTTAATACACTAGCCGCAGTATTGAAATGACCAGTACCTTCAGTATGTGGTTTAAAATAATCTCGCAATAGAGTTTGTCTCTCCATCCCTAATACAGCAATGTATTGTTCTTTTGTGATATCATAACTTTCATAATCAACTGTTTGCATGATTAAGCCTTTTCAAACTTAGAACCAGACTCGGTTGTAATCCAGTATTGAAGTGGTGTAGTTTTGTGTTGAAAGTGTGAAACACCTTTAGAAGATATTTTCACATCATATGCACCAGGTAGAATCTTGGTCAAGTTTTCTGTTTTGAAAACCATACGATACTTACTGCCATCACCATCAGTCAAGTCAAGTGAATCGGTATGTGCAGAATCATTTTGCAAGTCCAATGTGATGATTGAAACTTTTTTACCATCAGATTCAATTGCAATTTGTGGTGAAGAAAGAACAGAAGCAGCACGGAGAATCCAATCAAAATCTTCTGCTGTCAAAGCAAAATCAATTTCAGGATCAGGCATTGTGATTGCTTTTTCTGGTGGTGTAACAATCATAGTAGGTTCGCAAAAGCGATACTTGATTTTACTACGACCTTTGTTGCCACAGATAACAACA